CTAATCTAATTCAGTTAGTCTAAACAATTTACCATTTCTGAAGAGCATTTCACATCGATGGTTGTTTTCATCGACTAGTGTTGCTTCAAATAAACCTTCTTCCGGAACTTGAATATCTTCTGCGAAATTGTAAGTCTTTCCATTAAATTCAAATGTCTTTGCCATATTATCACCTCAATTTAAAAATGCACCGCCAATATCAATGTTATAAGCATCAATTATTTTCTTGCGTAATTGCTTAAATTCTTTGCCGTGTCCTTTAAAATGACACTCAATAGTGGCATGTGCTAACTCATGATAGATTGTATTTAATTCAATATCTTTATCATGATTATCCTTGCTTAGTTCAACCAAACAGAAATCATCATGATACCAATATGTTATGCCTAATAACTTTTTACTTCGCCCAATATATTTATGTATTAACAAATTAGGTTTAAATGAATACCCCAGTTTCTCGATATTGGAGATTGCTTGTAAAAAGATATCAGCATACGGCATCATATCGTCATCAAGATATAGTGTACTCATAATGTTTTCTTCCAACAATAAACTATTAGTTGACTGTTGCAAACCGTGCAACTCGGAGATAATTGGATCACCATTCCTTTACTGTATACAGAACACTACCACCTTCAAAATGCTGTCCGTCAAAGTGTGCTAATACTTCAACTTTGCCTGCTTGATAGCCAATAGTCTCATAGGCTTTACTGTCTAATACCGTTACACCAGCTTTAATCTTATGAGCCTTGTTTAGGTTGATTTTATAAACGTCCACCTTTTGTTTATCCGTATTAGCAACTACTGCGGTTCTATCCGCCTTTTCCGTTGCTGCTTTAGGTAATGCCGGGTCCTCATATTTGATAGCCTGTTGTGTTTGTTTGGCCGCCTGTTCAACCGTAGGAGCTTGCACATAATAAGTGGATACAGGTTGAGCCGTTTCTTTTTTAGAAATAACTTCTTTGGCTTCATCTTTGGTAATATGAATAGCATTAGCCAATTTTACAGGATCTTTTACTTGTTCCTGTTTTAATAGCACAGGCTTTTTAACCTGATGTGAATTATATATAGATACCCCTACAATAGCTAAAATAATTAGAATTAACCCCCCTATGAGAATTTTATGTCGTTTTAGGTAACATAATACCTTAAAAATCCAAAGGCTCATCATAGACCCCTTTCTTGCATTTCTTGCGAGAACATTTCTAATGCTTGTGCTTTTTCTGCATCGAATCGTTCAACAAGATTTTCACGCAACCAACTAGGATTATCTTCATCGTTCCATGGATGCAACTTTCGCTGTTCATATGCACCATTAATTAAATCCCAGTCAAACTTAATGTCGTTTACATAAGATAAGTTCCAATCAGGCTCCCAACCCGGAACATATTGCATTGCCTCTTTAAAAAGATTAACAACTTCACCGGGGCCATACTGAACAGCTGCGGAAAATACAACATCACGTAATGCTCGACTATGGATATTAACATCGAATAATTGGTTGGATAATTCGCTACATGCCACATCATAATAAGCATATTTGATATAATCGTGCTGCATTTCCATAAAACCGTTAGGATCCACAGTTCCTAGTTCTTGCCATTTGCTAATGAACTCATCTGAATTGATAGGTCCTGCACTTTGAAGAGCCCTTGCATAATCTTTGTAGAACCCATCTTCTTGACGCAACCCCCAACCAAGAAACGCATCTACACTTCCGCAATTACTTGCTAATTGGTAAGCACCATACGAAATTCCCCCACGGTCCCCCTCGCCTGTTGATACAATAGCTGGGTCCCCATTGCTTTCATACGCAGCACTTAATTTTCCTAGTTCCATTTGTTTTGCTCCTTCCTATTTGATTCACGTCCTCCTAAATAGCCAACGAGCCCGGAGGAAATACTCATGGCCAATTCGTTATAACCATAAAGGACGGCCATTATATTGACCGCCCCTAGGATGAGGATTGTTAACACCTCACGAATACTAATTTTTTCAATCATTTAATCGCCTCTTTTACAGATTTAATAAATGCTATTAATTGCTGAATTAAACCGATCGCACGTTTGAACCACCTCGATTCTACTAATTCAAGCTCGATCATGTTTTCTACACAGGATGCTAGTTCAATTACAATGGGAATAAGATACATTCCGGTGCTTAATAACACATCGATGCGACCTAAGAAAATAAATTCTACATCTGGTAATGTAAGTAAGATAAACGACAATACAAATAACCAAGGATATGATTTGACCAGTTTCTTTGTCATATCGGCTCGCAATTTATTGCTAACTAAGAATCTATGTTTCTTTCCATTGATTTCAACATATCCCCATCCACGCCAAAGTATGGCAAGTATTGTATTGGTCACCGTACAAGGTCTATTCGTTGCGATATTAAAATTGCGCACCTCGACTAAGATGCGCAATATCGTATCAACAAATACCAATATCAAAGTACAAAATATAGCTAATGATATTTGTACAAGTTCATGTTCATTTAATCCCACCATAATAGGTGGTGGAGCGAAGATTTCAATCATATGTTCCCTGTCCTTTCAATTACTAAACGCTTAATCCCCTTATCAATGAATTCTTTCCTAGAAATTTGATTGTCAATATTAAACCTAATGAAATCATCATTATTATTGTTCCTATATGTTGTAATTGTGATTTCAATATCTTTAGATGTAGGAATCGTTAATTCATAAGCTTTTTTTGTCATTGCAGTAATTGTTACTCTATATTTACCTTTTGGTAAGTACACATACCATCGGTTAAACTTTTCTACATGCCATGCTTCCCACTTCCATGTATTGAATCCTATAGGGTCATATTGCACATACCCTCTATCTCCATTTGACTTAACAACATTTAATGGCGTTACATTCACTGAAACCCTTGCATATAAATCTTGGTCATTAAAACGGACACGGATGTAATTACCACCCGTGTCCTTAGAATTATCTGTTAAATTGTATGTTTGTATTTGCCCATTAGGTGTCTTGGTTTTGATAACTGCCATTATTCCACCCACAATTCTGCACCGTTTGCAAATAATAAATGTCCATTTAATTTGAATGTAGCAACTCGGCGCCATTCTAACGGAAATTCAGATGAATCATTATCAAACCGTATATACATGTCGTTTGAATTTGCGAAATATAGTTGACACCCTAATACACGATTATCATTAGAATTACTCCAAGGAATAGAAATACATGTGCCCCAACATTTTCTCCCACCAATCATAACCTCGTTAGCCTCACCAACTTTTAGTCCAGTAAAATTTGATGGAGATTTTACAAAATCGTCAGGGTTGTATTTAGGTCCACTAATAATATCTACAACTAAATTACCATTTATGGTATCCCCGCTTTTCTTTACATACGTTTTTTCGGCATCTTCTTTTAACATTAGTCCGCCAGTATTGGTACCGGATACATCGTCCTCAGTTAATACTTTAAAAGTTTTGTTTTTGTTCTTGTCGTAGTAGCCTAACGATGTGCCGAGAAATACGGTACGGTTATCACTCATGCCAAATTCCATACTATTGCCAGTAGACATCTTAACCGCATGATGTGCTGCGCCGTTTGTATCTGTTACTTGCACAGATGTATTATTGGGCATGATAATAGGGCCCTTCATCTTGCCGCCACTCAACCCTAAATAATCAAGGTTTTTCAATCGTTGCATATTGATTGAGTTTTCAAAATCGTAATTTGGGTCACCTACATAAATATCAACTTGGTGACGTTTGTTAGGCTTTTGAGTAAGCACAGAAAAATAGAACTTGCCATTGTAATACGCAATATCTTCAATTTCAGTTTCGCGATTGATTTCAATGATCTGTTTAACCGTCCCAAACGGAGTACATTCAACCAAACTGCCTAGTGTTGCTGACATAATAGCTCCATTGAGCATGAAGGCGCCGTTATTATTCATGTCTGGATAGATATAATCGACTTGGTAAGTCTTCAGCTTTTTGAATTCATCATTATATAGATTGATGGTTCTGACTCTTTGGTTACCAGCGATAGGGACAATGGATACGTATGTTCGTGTAATCGGATCATAGTCAATGTTAAATACCTTTTCTTGTAATGTAATAGTATTTTCGATTGCCATAGTATCGGCATTGATAACCGTCAAATTATTGCCATTTTTAAGCCCATTGGTAATGTAAATCTTATTTGTATACCGATTGTATGTCATGGTATTACAATGCCCTAGACGCTCAGAATCCTTGAATTTATAAGTACCTACTTTTTCAAAAGTATCTGGGTTAAGCTCGTAAAGAATTTGATTAGTACCTTCACCATTGATACAAGCCAGTACAAATACATTCTTTTTAGAATTGTAAGTAAACCCTTGGCATTGGTTAACTTCTGCATCATACGTAATGTTTTTCACGAATGCTATGTTGGATGCACCTTTTAACATTGGTGTTTCTGTAGGATAATATGGCTTGATGTTGGTATATACACCCATATCCATGACAGAACCTACTGTATTAAAAGTTAAATGTTCAGTCAGTTTATATTGCCCATTTGGCACTAATAAGATTTTATTCTTTAGATTATCATTAGCTCGTTTAAATGCAGCCGTATCATCTGCTACACCATCACCAACTGCACCAAAGTCTTTAACCGACACAATACCATTTAGTGATTCTTTTCCAATGTATTTAGCATCAGCTTCTGTTTTAGTTACAATCCCTTTACCGCCGGGAACGGCTATTTCCTCGGCTTTCGATGCTGCTATTTCAGCACGCTTGGCAGCATCTTCCGCCTTTTTAGCATTACCTGTACTTGCGATTTGTTTATTATCGATGTCTGATTTAATCGTGTCTGCTTTAGATATTAAATCATTAATTTGTTTCTTATTCGATTCTGCCTGCGCAGCATATGCTTTCGTATTATCTGCAAGTACTTGGGTTTTCTCAAATGTATCAGCACTTTGGATAAGAGCTGTATTTGCAGTCGCTAATTTATCATCCACCGTTTGAGATAATGCATTAATATTGTCGTTAATAGCTGTTAGCTTTGTTGCATTATCTTGCACTTCATTTGCCTTAGTCTCTGCAGTTAATGCAGCTGCAATTGCTTTTTTAGCCGCCTCAATGGAATTATCGACTATATCACGTGCAACTTGATTTGGATCTTCATCAGCGCCTACACGAATTTGCAATGTGCGATCTAATTGTTCTTTTAATTCTTGTAGAATCAAAATAACCTTATCGCTCATATTTTCAATATGGTTATACGGCCATTTATTAGCAAGTTCTGTTGTTTGTGAAATTGGTGTTTGTCTAAACAATATAACTTTGTAATCAGCCGATAATGGATCGCCAGTACTCGGATATGTCAACGTTTTATTTTTTGCATCATATGCAATATTTCCTGTTTGCTTAAATTGTTTACCATCACTATCTACTAGAATAATTGAAACGTCTTTAATGTCGTTAAAATCATATGGCCAAATAAAGACCTTATTCACTCCATCACATTGATATTGAACAACTGGATTGTTGACTTGTGGAATCACAATATCCCGCCTTTCTTTGTTGCATATAAAGAGGACTACCTAAAACTAGGTAGTCCTTACTTTTATTTTTTCTTTTTCTTTTCTTTTTTAGTCTTTAAACGCTTGTCTAACAAAATTGACATAAATACATCTTCAATCTTGGCATCCGTATCAGTTAGCCCTACACGCAACAATGTCCAGAAAGCATCGGTTACGGTATCACTAAAACCAGTTACACGGTTAGAAACCTGACTGAGCGAACGGCCTACATCAACGATATCTTTATTGTCACTTGAGATAGCTTGACCGGTATCCCATAATTTCTCAAAGATACTTAATCCCATTACGGTATTACCTTTATTGTATGGACGTTCTCCTAAAATAAATTTCATACCCATAGTGGCTATATCTCTCACTAACGGAATACCCATGGTTCCTTGTTGTACCAATTCTTCTGCAAAAGATTTTGCAATAGATTCTGGGTCATCATCGTCACCATTCGTCATGGCTTTATAAATTACCATGCCAATTGCTTGTGAAAATACAGTCCACCATAGCATTCGTGCAAATTGTGTCCAATCCCCTCTATCTTTACCTGCATACCAACCTTCTGCAATGATATTGTAAAGAGTATTAGCATACGAATAGAATGGTACAAATAATTGTGTTAATGGACTTCTGGCTCTTTGAATAGCTGCCGCGTCCTTTGTATCACCGCTCCCGAATATATCCCGTATTGCTCGGTCACCTGCTTCAATTGCTTGTTGGTTAATCCACTCAGTACTTAACCCTTCCTTAGACTGAAGTTCAACAACCTTTTGATCATAAGCAAACTTCCAAACCGGAATAGATAATGCGAAGTCTGTTTCCGTAAGTAGTCGGAATCCCATGTTGTTAATTTCATCACGGATTTCAGCACCTTTTTCAAATTTATAACCGCCAATATTCTTATCATTAATACGGAGCCCTTTTCCTTGGATGCTTAATCCTTTTTTGAGGTCTTTATCCAAAGTTTGAATGCGTTCCCTCATAAATATGGACTGTTCCATTACGAAATCGCGGGTATTATTATAAAGCTCTGTCCCATGTCCATAGAACCCTACGCCTGCATGATCAATAGCACGGAGCACATTTCCTGCCCCTATTCGGTATATAGCAACAGGAATATTCAATGCATTTTGAATTGCAACAGATACGCGTCCTGCCATAACAGCAGTCGATGTATTCCGTTTTAATGTCATTACTACTTTGCCGAATGCATCTAATTTAGCGGCTTCATCTTTCCAATTATCACGAACCCAAGTCCGCAAAAATTGATAAGAGTTCATTCCAAATTTCTCAACAATATAATTTTGAAACTCTTTGTTAGCAACTAATCTATTTACATCGGTCACAGCTTTACGCATGGTTACATGGTTAATAGCTTCTGTAATTGCATTAGCAATTACATCAAAATTAAGCAATAATGATTTATCCTTAACTACATCTAAGCGGCTTTTAGTAGCACTCATACCAGTGCCTAAGATAGCATTACTGCTAACCATAGTCTTGGCGATGTCTTCTACTTCCTTGTCAGATATACTCGCATTAACTTCAGGATTATAAACAATCGGATAGTACTGACCAATGATAGTTCTGCCACCAATAGTGAATGTGATACCTTCTTCTTTCTTCAATGGATTCCCATAAAGTTCTTCTTGAACTTTGCTACGTTCAGCATAAAAAGAATTGATATGATCCCATGTGCGAATAATGAATTCCCAGTCTTTATCGGTGAGAAATTCTTGAAAGGCTTTTTCCATACCCACTTCATTGGTCTTGGCTGTTTCCATTGCACGTTGGCGGTTACGCTCTGTACCCCAGTTTAAGGCTAATGCAATTACCTGCTCTTTAGTTAGATTCCGTAATTCCCCAACATCGTACATATGCTTATTTCTGATGTTAAATAATTCACGCTTACCATATACAGACGATACATCCTTGGCTAATCGGCGCATGGATATTTCTTTGCGTTCATTGAATGCTTGTGTTGCTCGACTAATCGGATCATAGATGTATTTCACTGCACTAGGTCCTAACCGGCGTAAGAATGTTTCAACTTTGAGCAATGATAAATTGCCCTTATTGATAAGTCCTGCAACAGCTTCTAAACCAGTTTGATTATTTTGTGCATTAAAAACATTCCCATTTGTTTTGCCAAATGTTTCTACTGCTTCCGTTAATATGTCATCTACTGCATCATCAAATGTAATCGATTCACCTTTATCATTAAGGATGGTCGAGCCCTCATACGCGTTACGTCCATTCTTATACATACCCGTCATTAATTCTTCGAGTGTATCCAATTTGCTCATGGTAAGATTCTTAAACGACATTGGGGTTTTGTCATAGAATAGTTGCACTATCCATGGGTCAAGGAATGTAATGCTTTGGTCACCTAGAATACCCGCATCAGGATCTAATGCATTAATGACAGCATTCATATTGAAACCATCTACCGGTTCCAGTCCATCATATTTAGTTAACCCCATTTGATATGCCATATGTGCGTAGAAGTAACGCATATTAGGTTCAATAGTAATAGGATTCTTAGGTCGTGTCATCCTATTTAGATTATCAAGTAACTTAGTTCTTAACTTTTTAATACGGAGTGCATTATCAAACGCAACACGAGCTCGAGCTTGATTTAGAAGTTGTAACTGTTTAGCTTGTAGTGCCTCTTCCAGTTTATTGACCGCCAATGCTCTGTCAGCACGTTTACCTTCACGAATAGCTTGGTTTTGATATTTCTTATATTGACTAGCTTGGGATAAGGTCAAATCGCCTAATTCCTGCCTAGCACGGTTCATATAATCACTAATCACACCTACACCACTATCACGAATCGCACGTACATTATTAATACGTTCTTGCAACTGTGCTTTTAATTTTTCGATACGATCTTGTGCGGAATCAAGTTCTTTTACTGCGGCTCCTAATTCTTTAGCGACTTTTTCATTGTCGCCAATAACTCGTTTAACAATTGGCTCCAAATCAGATTCAATTGTTTCTGAATTAGGGTCAAGTCGATTTAACCTATCAAGCAGCTCCCAATTGTTCGCAAGGTCACGATTGGTTTGTGACTTGATAATCTTGGCTTCCTCTTCAGTAAGTTTCATTTGCCCATCAGAAGATAATAGCCATTCTTCGGCAATTTCTATATTAGATTTACCAATATGATTATCTTCAATGAATGCCTGTTCGGCAGATTCCATAGCTTGCATAACTGCCTCATTGAATGTAAAGCCTGTTTGCTCACGTTCAGCAGCTTCTAATTCTTTTAATGTTCCGTATCGAGTATTGGCTAATGCATCTTTACCAAATGCATTATAGCGTTGATGGTCTTTGTAGATTGGGTACTGTTCCATCAAACGTTTTTCGATATCGGCTTGAATAGAATCTTTTTCATCGTTCCATTCTTTAATTGGACGACTTTCCAATTCTTTCATATACCGCTTCATGACACGCTCTTTTGCCATTTCCCCGACGTCGGCAATATGGCCTTGAACCTTTGCTTGCTCAGCTTCATCGAGCTGTTTAAATAACTTGCTAGATTCAAATTGTTCAAGGGCCTGCTCTTTTGTGTAGGCGTCTATATCTTCTTGAGTGGCGATCATACGTGCCATAATGTCTTGAATTTCCTTAGGTGGCAATCCGCCTAGTCGTGTCACCGCACGATAAATACGAGTTAGCCATTTAGAGAACATGCGGAATACACGTTGCAATCCTTTAGTAGGTGCTTTACCTTCACGAAGGTAAGCCTCCCATCCACGAGCAAACTTTTCATGTGCTTTAGTATTATCAGCGCCTTGCGCATCGTCCCATTCAGACCACTCTTTCAACTTATTCCAATCCGTTACAAGTTGCTCTGGAGCATTTTCCATTTCAGCAAGGTTCTTAATGTCGTCAAAGAATACGTGTCCCATTTCATGTAAGAATGTTGACCGGTCAGCCGTTTTGAAAATTTGAATAAGGCGGTCGGTAGGACTATTAATTTGCGTCATGCCATTAATAGATTGATTGTATTTTTGAATTACTTTAATAGCCTTGTCATTAAACACTACATAGCATCGTCCATCTTGCGCACCAATATAAGTAATACCTTTGACACCATACTCATTAAGATGTACTGACGCTTGCTTTGCACTACCTAGCGCTTTTGATAATGCCAGATAAAAATCTCTACCATTTATACCACTATCATTTAATAGTGCAGAAAAATCTTTTTTATACTTACCCCAATATCTCTCCCTATATTTTTCTTTAGTCGTACCAAGTTCTACCAAAGCATTAAACCACATGGTATCCAGTTGATTTTTTATATCTTTTATAGTATTTGGGTTTTCTTTTAATGCATTTAAATCGATATTGTATTTTTCGGACAATCTATTTAGGTTTCTTTGTGTAATCGTGTTAAGATCTTCTTTAAGAAATTCATCAAGGTATTTATCTTTGAGTAAACGGTATTCATCATCTAGTTGATTAAACTTACTATCTAACTCATCAATTTCTTTTTTAGCATAATGGTTAAACAAAGGACTATTTGTATATTCATTGATAAATACTTCTTTTTCTTGTTCTGGCAAAGCATTAATTGCTGCGTTTAAATTTTCTTTCGTTTCTTTACTTAAAACATTTAACGATTGTTGCTCATCAATCATTGTTTTAGTATCTGGTATATCAACTTTAAACAATGTGCCTTTATCAACACCATGAATTAAAGATAGTTCACTCCTATATAAATCAGATACTTTTTTATCTTTAGCAAAATATAAACCCCAACCATGAACTTGATTTCCTTCACCACTACCGATAGCGCCTAGGTCAAACTCATCAAAATTATGTGGTGAACCATGCCATGCAGCTTGATAGTATTGATAATTATATTGTTTGCGTAGCTTGTCTAAATCTTTTTCGTTTGGTATACTATTGTTAATAATAAACTGTTTAGTAACCGGTTGGGCCATTTGTTGCCTGCTACCCGTTACTAGACGGTTTATTTTTTTTGTATTCGCATATAACAAGTTGCCATTTGCGATTTGTTGATTATACCAATTAATATTACGTCTTGGAGTAATGGTTTTAATTTTATTTATATTCGTTCCATTAGCAGTTTTAGTAAATGTAATGACAACTTGGATGTTCTCACCGCTTGCGTTTATATTTGGGTTGCCGTTTTTAGCATACATATCTAATACAAGGATTGCTTCATCAGGAACTACTTTTTGTGAACGCCCATTATAATTTTTAAATACAGCAACTGGATTTGCTATTTTTTTAGGCAATAATTTAATGTCATCAATTGATATTTGATTAGCGTGTTTCCCAGTAATTACTTTATGAATTATGCTCGGATCAATCATGACATCGCCGTCAAATCCTAACATTTGTAATACGAGTGGAGAATCCATTATTTGAACGGTTCGATTAATTTGTTTTCCGTTCAATTGATCATCAACAACTTGTCCCCAATTCTTTATATCCGTTTCTATTTTTTGCTGCATTTGTAATGGTTGTGCATAACCATTATTATATGCACCGCCGTTCATTTGTACATGAACAGTATTGAAATAATCCATGGCCGTATAGTTACCACGTCCTGCCCGTCGCATAATATCTGCCATAACATCAGCATGTTGGGCCATAAGTAATGCATTAGCTTCCGCCGTATCACGTTGTTTACGGTCAACTGTTTCATCACTCATTATCGACTTTAAGGACTGATACACTTCATAACCAGATTTAGATAGTTGCATACGTAAAGCGATGTCATTATCTGCAAGTTCAAACAGCTTATCTCGCATAGATTCTAGCGATTCAATTTGTTTGAGTGTATGTTCCATGTCAGCATAATGGGCTCCTGCTTGATTAAGTGCTTCAGGATTATCAGCTAATGCACTTTGCGTACGAGCAAGGCTAGATTGATACGCCATTCGTCTACGCTCTGAATTAGAACGTGGCGGCTTGTTTTCACCTAACCATGTAGGATTGACTCCGCTAGTACGTGCCGCTTCTAAATCGGTATCCATTGCATCGAAATCACTTGTATATTGTTCACGGTACTGTTCAGTAAGTTCCTTGTACACATTGTTAAAGGTTTGTTTAATATGTGTTGGATCCGCAAGAACCACATCGAGCATTTCCTTATCAATATCGGATGTTTCATCAAAGTAGGAACGAATAATATCATTCTTAACACGCTCTGCACGTTTTTCAGTATCATCTTTAACAAGGTCTTTCATAGTATGCACTTCCTCTTTGGCACGTTCAAGTGTTTTCATGGAAAGACCACCACGTGTAAAGTAAGAGGATTCTTCTAATGCTTTAACTGTTTCTTCAGATAAGCCACCACTTAATTGAGCATAGGAGCCAATTGGAATTTCGATTGGAGCATCAGCCGTAATTGCTTTGGATACTTCCTCTTGTGTAGTAAGTCCTGCATCCACCATATTACGGATAGCCGCTTGACCTTCTGCAGTTTCAGCCATTTCATTGACATTTACATAAGCCGTAGACACACCTATATTATCGCCTTGAGCTTGTACAATTTTTCCATACAACTCAGGGTTTTCTTTTGCCAAATTATTAGCGGCAGCATCGTTTTTTAGATTTTGCATGATAACATGTCCATTACGGTTTTGTTCTTCCATAACAGCCATATGCTGTTCTTCCGGTGTTAGTTTTTGAAAATCCTTAAAGGCTTTCATTGTACGAGCACCACTGATGCCACCACCAATTACACCAAAACCAACAACAGCCGGTAATGCTTGCCACATAGCCTCGCCTGCGCCAACAAACATATCACCTACGGAATAATTTCCCTCTGGATCATTCGATTTACGCCATAGGTTATGTTGCAACTTTTCGTTGACGTCTTGTAAGCCTTCCTCAAATAACTCTGGAGCGCCGGCTTTAATAGAGGTCTTAGCAACTTGTGCTGCAGTAACACCAATACCACGATTGAATGTCTCAGCAGCATTGCTAGTTCCTCTTGAAACTGCACTTGCTAATGCAGACTTAGGCGCGATTTTAGACGCTGCTTTACCAATAGCACGAGTCGCTACAAATTCAATACCTGCATCAACTGCCGCAAAAGACATAGCGTACTTTTTTGCTTCGTCATCAGAATATATACGATTGCCGTTACTATCTTTTTTATTGATTAATTCTAGGTACTTGCTTCCGAATGACATTTGATACATTTGTTCTGCCATACCTACTTGTATGCCAGTATTCAAACCAACTAATGCACCCGGAATAGCACCCTCACCCCCTACTGGCGCAGTAGCAGCAGCACCAGTAGCTGCACCTAACGCCATGCCTTCTGCGGCACGATTTGACCCTTTGATAGCATGTACAGCCATCATATACCCTTGCGCTGCAGTTTCTCCAATCACAGCTTCTAAAATACTACTGCCATCAGATTGTCTATATTTAGATAAATTTTCATCTAAACGATTAATTTCTGCTGTTAATTCAGCAATCTTATTAGGGTCATTTTCTTGAGATAATTTATAACCGGCTTGTGCACGCAAGATTTGGTCATTCATAGACCAAACATTTTGCTGTACCGCATCAAATACACCATGTGTATTATTGATGGATTCGAGATTGCGCAATGCAGTAATAGCTTCGGCAGAACTTTTATAATTTATGGTATTAAGTTCCGGATACATATCACGGATTTCTTGAATCGTTTTACCTCTATCCATTTGTGCAGCAGCCAATTCAGCACGTCTAATGCCTTCTTGGCCACTTGCCATAATTAAATCCGGATTAATACCTAGCTTTTCGCCGCTATCAATAGCAGACCGGCTCCAATCCTCTTTATTCCATAAATATATTTGTTCTGCACGATGCATAGCCGGTTGCAATATTTCACTAGCCCTATTTACAAAGTTTTCGCTTTGTTCAGGCGTTACATCCGTTTGTGCTAATGCATTGAGACTATTAACGTCAACAGTAGCTTGCGATGGGTCTTTATGTAACCAATCATTAAATCCACTAGCGGCATTACTTATGGCTTTACCGTATGAATTGTCTGTGGTTTCTTGTTGTATAGCACCTTTAAATGGTGTATGTGCTTTGGATTGAATACCAAAAGTACCATTTGTTGCTTGTTCAGGTGTGATTTTATAATTACTCATTATTGCCCTAACCTTTCCGCCAATTCTTCAGGTGTAATCGTATGTTCTTCTCCGCTACTATCTTTATAAACATAATACGGTTGTCCATCATCACCTGTAGTGTTATATAAACCATACATACCATTAGCAGCTAATTGAGCATTTGTATATTTAACAGCAGCGCCTTTACCGCCAAAGAAATTTGCCATTTTCCCCGCACCCCAGAACTCACCTGTTTTAGTGGATGCAATTGCCTGTTGTGCTACTTCCTCAGCACCCCATTGTGCCATTTGAGCCGGTGACGGATCATATCCGTTCTTTTCTCTAAATTCTTGTACTTTAGGATATACTGCAGCAGATACACCTTGCCATTCAACCCCATCAATTTTCCTACCTGCTAGACTTTCTATGCTACTTTTCATGCCTTTCATATTAGGAGAATATTTACCTGTACCATTAGCATATTCATCAAATTCCTTATTAATTTGTGATAATTGTTGAGGATTAAAATATACCCCCATTTGTCCTATAAAATCATTTAGGTCATCCATGCTTTTAAATTGACCGTTCGCAATGGCAGTTTTTACACCAAGTACATTCACCTCTTTAGCTTGCAACGCTTTAGCGGCCGCTTTATTTACAGCAATTTGCGCTTGATTTAATTGACCTTGCATAGCCCTTGCATATTCTGGATGAGTAGCAGCATAATCCTGTCTAATCTTTAGCGCTGTTACATCTGTCCCACCGTTTTTAACATCGGCAGCAACCATTTGTTCTACCTCTGCTTTTTGGTTTTCTAGCGCCACAGCCCGACTATGTGCAATTTGTTGCAATTGCGTAGCAACATTACGCTGAATCATTTCTTTACGCTGTTGAGCTTGCGCAGGAGTTTCTGCTTGTGCTTGTCCATTAAATAGACGTGCTTTAACTTCTTGTATATATTGACGAATACTAGGTTCGTCACCGTTTCCTTGTGGTGCATCCCAAGAATAATGATTGCCATCACTATCAATGGCATCTGGTGCGCCGTCTTTCCAACGCTGCCCATTCACAGGGCCCGCATACCATGCAGCAAAGGCCCCTTCAACACCATATTTTTGTGCATACTCACCTAATTTGAATGCGGCAACTTTCTTTTGTGCTTCCGGGTCAGACATATTGGCCCCCGGAATACCTGCTTGTTCGCTCCATTCAGGCCAATTACTTGGTAAAATTTGGAATAAACCATAAGCACCTGTCCGACCATTAACAGCGCTAGCATCACCGCCGCTTTCCTGTCCCATTACAGCTGCTTTTAAATTTTCGACAGTCGCCTCACCAGTACTGCCCGCAACTTTACCAAATCCACTTTCGAACAATTTATTGGTAACTTTATTCAAAAGGTCTGGATCATACGGGTCAAATTCACCAATGACATCACGAATCGTCTTTTCGTTGCCGGTTGCCAATACCATACTTGCTTTTCGTACTTTTTGCCGATATCCCATGATTTCCTTTTCGTCAATCAATCCGGATTCGGCGACGGCGTTAATCATCTTATTTGCACCGTCTAAATCATCATCAGAGATTTTCTTTTCAATCATGGTAACTGCAGTATCTTGCTGCGCCTTTTTAACTTGAAGATTAATCGTGTTATCGTCATATCCAAGATTAGCAAGTTGAGCATGAACGCTACCGCTTATTTGTTGCATAGTTTGTCCAAATGAATCAGGATTGCTGTTTACAACGCCGTTATTAGCGATGTTTTGAATGCTCATATTCAACGCCTTCATGGCACTATCCTCATATTGGCCACGAACATATCGATTAATTGTATTAATTGTATTTATTCTGTCGTTATCAACAATTTTGTTAAATGCATTAATCGAATCTGTCATCTTAAAATGATATTTTCTAAGAATTCCATTTCGTTTGACAGATTCAATCTCGCTGTAATCAGTAGGAATATTTAATGCATTTTCTCCTTTACGGTTCATAAGACCATTTTCAGGGTCATACATAGCCTGATTCATGGCTTCTGTATATTCATTAGCCGCATTTACTACATCTACCAATTCTTTTTGTTTTTGGATTTGTAGCATAGTCGAACCTAAATCACCAATCGCTTTGCCTAAATTTGACAATCCTTGTTGATTACCGCCATATGCCATTTCATTCCCGCTAGCTTGTGTGCCACCTTGGATTGTATTTAATTTTTGAGTGGGATCATAATTAACAAATTTCATATCCTACCTCATTCTATAGTCGCGCTTAACCGTTACTATTGGTCCTTTATCTGTATACCCCACAGGATCACCACCATATGTAGTCTTCATCTTACCCCCTGCATATTGCTGTTTGAGACTATACATAGATGATGCAGCACCAAGGATACTACCTACCATTGCTAAATTGCCTTGACGTCGAGCATTCTTAGCGGAAGCACGTGCAGCATTAGCTTCATTCTGATAGTTCATACCATTCAAATATTCGTTGTAAATAGCATTGTTTTTATTCTGTTCCCAGTTATACACATCTTTGTTATATTCATCATAACTAGATGCCATTAACTGTAATGGGGACCCTGCCATTTGCAATCCACCTGCCCCTGCTTCTGCCGCATTCGTGCCGGATATAAGACGCATACGATTATCCATCTTGTCACGCTCTTGTAATTGTTGCATGGCAATTTGCTCTTGTTTGCGGTCAGATATTCGCTTATTAGCTTCTGCCGCTTGTGCTTGGGCGTTATACATCGAAACTTGCGCTTTTGTTTGTTGATTTTGCGCAATCATCCCTATACCGGTGCTGACTGCGGTTAAGATTGCCGCTGCGGGTAAGCACATATAAAGTCCTCCTTCTTGAGAGTGAATAATTCTAAATCACCAACTTTTACAGTTGGATGAATAACGGCCCCAATTGATTCGAGCCATCGTTTTGTTTTAATATTAGTTGTGTGAACATAATTAAATAGCCATTCCCTAGTCTCTAACCATTCAGCAATAACTTGGTTACTCAACTTGATAAAACGCATCTGCCATCGCATATCATTTTCTAATACTTTATTACCTAGAAAATAAATCCCATACATCCCATTTACTGGTTCTTTTGCAATCCCATATACACAAATAGCCACATCGTCATCAACGACGACATGGCTATCATAATCAGATTTACAAATCTCGGAACAAAAATCCTTGAAAGGGTATAATCGATTCACCTCTTGGACTTCCATGGCATCTATTGCCCTTAGATTGACTTCTAGGTCATGAATTAATTTATCTCGCCGTGTAGGCTCAATTTCGTCAATTTTATAGTCCCGGAACATCCTTTAATCCTCCCCCAATTTCAACTATTCGAGTTATTGACAATAAATTAAATGGGAATGGATCACTATGGCGAATACATATCGATGTATCTGTTGAATAATTTGTTCCCATTTTAGGTAAAATTACAGGCTTGTCGCCTGTGAACAACTTATCCGGTGGTAATGTAATATCATCCATTCTGTCAAATGTACGACCAACTTTGCCGCCAAACGATTTATACATGCGAAGCACCACTCTTGATACTGTAGCAACTCGGCCTTGTAAAGTACCATCTTGCATTTGCATTTCTACTGATGGAATACGAATTTTAGAGGTAAATGGCAATCCGATTTTGATATTGCTACCACTGACGTTTAATTGTAACAAGCCATCATCTGGCACAATTACATCTGGTTGTTGCTTACCATCAATTATCACTTGTACAGTTTGACCGCTCAAATGAGGAATGTTAATACTATCAATAAGATTACTCGACTTAAATTCAACATAACAATCAAGAAATACATTCACATCATCAGAATACAATGGCACCATACGCTCGATGCATTTCACCTTTTTACCTTGTAATGTACGTTCCACGAGCGTGTACAAGCTATCTTGCTCACCTTCAGACACGGATTCACAATATAGATATTTACCATTTGTAACAAAGTGCGACCACCCATACACCTTTTGTTCAGGTATATAAGTTAAGCAATTAATCTCTCCATCATTTCGGATGTAATAAATAATGCTATCCGGGTCTTGTGCATACGCACTGGTGATAGTGAGATACCCTCTAACACGAGTTTTAACAAACAGCGTTAAATCTTGCCCTGTATAGTTATCACTCTCATAAGAGTAACCCATATCACGAACAGTACCGCCACGTTCTTGAACGAACACACACCGGTTACCTATGAATTGTGGTTCACACGATAAGGCCCCTCGTTGAGTTTGTGTTTTTAAATTACAATTGGTAGGTGTAATAGTTTTATCACCACTTACAATCCATTCATTACCGCTTGTAAGAATGATTAGATCATTAGCCGGCACTAGATGACGAATCTCATACATCTTGCGGTTAATCACCGGCAAGGTAATCGAGCTATCATCTGTGATAGTGCCTTCCACCTTTTCAACGCCAAAGTTTGGATAGTCACCAGTGCGACTCATCCAAATATAGTTAGGATTCTTATTGGTAGCGGCCACTACAAAACGGTCTTGATAAAACGTACACAATTTAGGATAACCGTTGCTACGACCCCAACTTCCCATCTTCCATTTAGAAGTAGCTTCATTTTCAACAATACCATTTAAGATATTGACCTTCATGGTTTTAGCATCTACAAATTCTTTCAATTCGATAATGCCCCATGTAGTATATGGAAGAATCGACAAATCAACATTACATTCACCGCTTTTAATATCTGATTGAATGCGTAGTTTTGCATTTGGTTCAATTTTTCCAGCGTCCGTTACGTTGTAATCATTGTTAGATGAATATGTACGGTAATCTTTCCATGTCGCCCCGTCATTCGTGGTAATTTGTAATTTTACAGTACCTGTCCACGTCCCGTGTGTGGTAAATTTCCAAGCTAAATCTTGGTCTGTGGAATATGATTCTACATTGTAATTGATATTATTGTATTCATTCCATTTATGAACGCCACTAAAATGTGTTCGTTTTTCTTTTTTTTCAACAACTGTACCAGTACTTTTAGTATGAACAGCAGATACGAAATATCCAAGTTGCATTACCATGCCTACCATATCTGCATTGAACATGTTCGTACTAGATTGTACTGTATCACTGGTTACCGTAACTGTAGCCTTAACATCAGTATTGATATTGTCATACGGTTGTTCCGTTAATTTGTATGCTTCAAGTCGCCAATCTGTGTCACTATACCTAGATAATGTTTGAATTGGATATTTACCACTGCAGATGAACATTACATCGCCAGATTGGCTACAATTCAAATCAAACAATATATCGCTAGTAAAAGGAGTCGTAACTTCGATACCGGTATAAACTCCGTAGTTCCATACACGAATATATTTGTCGCCAAACTCGAGCATGAATGAATTATTAGTGTTTGTAGTAAATTCAAATAGTCGTGTTGGTTTATCACTATATTTAACTTGCCCTACATATTGGCTGCCTTGACGCTTAGCAACGGCTCCATATGGACGAATAACCACATTCTCTGCTTCTAATAAGGCACTTTTATATTGTTCAAGGTCAAATCTACTAGATACATCCGGCGATACCTCACCAGTTGTAAATGCTAATTGTGAGATATAGATAGGATTACTCATTACCAATCCCTCGCTTTCACATAGCTAGATATATAAACTACATCTTGCTTACGTTCTTTAGCATTCATGCCTTTAGCTTCTTGAACTGCCGCTTGATACAGTTTATACGCTTGGTCAAATAATCCCCTATCCCCAGTCAGTGGCATAGCTAATGCACTAGCCAATTTACATTGCAACATGTACAAGGATATAGAATCCCATACATCTAAATCTGTCACATCATATATATAATCAATAAATGCTAGTGGCACATCACTCACTATGCATTTTTTGTTGTTTCCAATATTAAAGATGTTGTATTCCGGTTGCGATTCCGCATGAAAGCGATCGCCTTGTGGAATAACCCCTAATATCCGAATACATTGTTCCGGATACGCATATACGTAATTCCACCCATTAATTTTATGAGCGGACAATACCAATCTTTCATTTTTACGTGCAAAATTCCATTCAAATTGTCGCAATACCAACTGTCTTGTTGCATCATATTGCATACGGCATTGACGGCCTTGCTCGGTTTCTTCTTCAAATGAGTAAAGCAACCCTGCATTAATTAATGCAAGTGCTTGATTACAGATGTCAGTAGGTGTCATATTTCCCCCCATATGGTAATAGAGGGATGCATAAGCACCCCTCATATTGTCACTTATTCTTCCGTAGCATCGGTTTTCTTTTTGCTTGTTTTCTTAGGCTTTTCGTTGCCAGTATTTTCATCTGGTGGATTTTCATTGCCGGTATTGTCACCTTCAGTATTTTCATCTGGTGGATTTTCATTGCCGGTATTGTCACCCTCAGTATTTTCATCTGGTGGATTTTTGTCACCCGGTTCTGTTTCAGTAGGCTTTACGTTTCCTACAAATTCAAAACAATCTTTTCCGAAATCATTGATCACATCTTCTGGAATATCGATTGTTTCACCTTTCTCAACAAGGCCATGCATAGTTAGATACATTTTTTGTTTAGTTGTTACTAACATAATTACACCACCTTATCTAGCAATATTCGTATCAAATGTAAGGAATGCGGTAATAGTACCCGCAGTCATATTATTCGCATTGATGCGAATGAACTTTTTCGCACCAGCTGGAATACGCATTACTCGTTCTTCACCTGCTTTAGCATTAGCAGGAAGCGTAACGCCGGTCAACAATTTAGCATCAGCCATATTTTCCTTATCGGAAGTATAGACATTGAATAAACCTGTACCGGTTACATCTGCATCAATACGAATGACGAGCCAAGGAGCGACAACAGCGTCGCCCCCTTCACCATTCATTACTACTTCAGAGTTTGTGTTAGCTGTAATAGCCTTCTTCCAGAAAAATACATTTTCTTTATCAATCATCATAACTTGGTTACCCCCTATTATTTAACTTGTTGTTCGCCAATAATTAATGCATCAGTACGACGTACTGGAACGTCATTGAAATCAACAACGATTTTTCCCGGTTCTTTACCTGCTGCAGTTTGATATTGGTGACCTTTATTAAGTTGTTTGCGTAAGAAACCACGAACTGTTTTGTTCATGTACCAAACTGGACGACCCATACCAAGGTTAGGGATTTTTTCTTCTGCATCAATCATTAAGTCGATAAGGTCAGCACCTGCAGATGCATCTTTTGTAAGCTTAGATACATCAATGTTCGCAATACGAACAGCATAACGCCAATCACGTACTGTTAATCCCAAATCCCAAGAATAATGAGTTTGATATGCTTTATACTTTTTGCCTTCACCATCAAGTGCATCAACTACACCATCATTTTCCATTGTGAAGCCAGCTTTACCACCTTTAGGATAGAACCCATACATAGTATTAGGACCCCATACGCAAAGCCAAATGGAAGTCAATTGATTACCGGTACCACCTGCATCAATAAGGTTTTCAGCGGAACGAGCAGTCTTATCATTGTAACGTGGAGACAATCCGATAAATTTTTCAGGTTCAGATTTAGAACCATAGAATAATGTAGATGCCATTTCTTGGTTCATAGATTCCAAGAATGCACGATCTTCTTGTAAACGGAATTCAGCAGCATTGTTAGAAATATCCACCAATTTACGGTCAACAACTGCATAAGATTCAAGCATACCGCAGGCGTCTGTAATTTGTGCTGTTTTGGATTTATCTTGATTTACACCGCTATTAAATAAACGCCAAGTTGCCTTTGGTAAACCAGTACGAATGGTAGTCATATTACCAGTTTGAAGATTCCCTTCAAGCATTGTCATATCAGTTAAAACTTCATTGGTTTGGTTCATCATTTCAACAATTTTATCGAGATGACCATCACCTTTTACACGTTGCGCTACATCGAGCAAAGTAGGATTTAATGTTCCAATTGCCATTTATTTTTCTCCTTATTTCTTCATGTCACTATAAATAGATTCAGCCAATTGTTGTTCAGTTGTAATTTCATGGCTGCCTTTAGAATTACCAACACCCGGGTCTTCCTGAACCATTTCACCAACGGCCGCAAATACCTTAATCATGTTGATGTTGTTGTCGATATGACTATCAACAAGTAATTGACGTAATTCCGGTACCGCTTTAGTTAGTGCCTCGATGCCTTTACCTGCGAGGGCTACAGTTTCATCGAATTTACCGCCTAATTCCTGTTTAGCTTGGTCATAATCCGCTTGTCGCTTTTCAACAATTGCTTGCTCTTGCTGCTCTTGATAAGCGGTCAAAATATTCTGTGCGTATTGACTGCCAAATTTAGCTAGTTCAACGGCCTGTTCCTGTGTTGCACCGACTTGATTAAGCAGCTTACTAAAGTCAGCAGACACAGTTTCATCAAGTTCAGTACCTTCCGGGAATGCACCCTTAAAGTCATAAACCGTTGGTTCAGCAGGTGGCGTATTATCACCGCCTAGTACAGATGGATTACTACCTTCACCACTTGGATTAGCAGGTGGTTCAGCAGGTGGCGTAGGATTATTTTGGTCCGGATTCGCGCCCGGTTCATTGCCAGTCATGTTATTGTTAGCACCCATATTTTCTTCAGCCATTTTGTTTCTCCTTTTCGACTAAATTATTAAAATATTCTTGTTGCCCGATATATTCGAGCTGCGCTTGATGGTACTGTTTAACGCCATCGGTGCCTAATTTAACTAGGTCCTTATGGAATGACAGCCCTATCGAACGCCTTCCTTCGTTAAAATACGTCTCACTATTTCCAGTGAACGATTGCTTTAATATGCCCGAGCGATCCATCAGGCGACAAAAAAACCACCTACCCAGCTCTGTGCTAAGTACGTGGTTAAGCGCTTGCATATCTCGCTCTTGCATATAATCTTTAATTGTTTTCATCTAAACACCGTCCATTCCTAGCCACTGCTGTAGTGCAGGATTGCCATCATTGGCGGCGTCTGTTGCTTGTTTTGCTGCTCCAGCCAATTGAGGTGCTAATTGTGCAGCCTGAATCAATTGTTGTTGCTGTTCCTGTTCAGCCTGTGCCTGTGCCTGTTGCGCTAAAATTTCTTGATACTCGTCATCGGAGCGAATAATCTTAGCCGGTACACCTAAGTTAACTCCATATGTATTGGCGGCCTCTTCAAAGTTAAACTTGTTAACAATGTTAGGATTAGCCTGTGCCAAACTCATAATGAACGCAAAATACTGTTCGATGTTCACTAATGAACTCATCTTTTGCGCCTGAGCAAGTGGTGAGATATATTCAATCTTCACTTCTTGTCCGTTTAATTGGTCTAAGATTTCCTCATCCTCAACAGGTGGAAATACACCGGCACGATCTAGGACGGAATACACACGTTCAATGATTGGATTCAAGAACTCAGATAACAGCCGTTCAACCACAGGGCCTAATTGTTGCAGTTTTTCTTGGGTCCTCTCCATTACCTCACGAGCCGTCATCTGGCCCTTGTCGATTTGGTCTAGCATCAAGAATAAATCCGCACTATAGGCTCTTTTGATTGAATCCTCTGTAACTGCTATCTTGTTTTGAATATCTTGAAGATTGGACTGAACTGCAAACATCGGTTCAACTTTATGTTGTCCTTCAATCTCCGTAATACCGCCTGGATATAAGTTAACCGTGCTAATGACATCAGATGGTGCTTGCATAGGAGGTTTAACGCCCAATTCAACGGCTGTTAGATAATCAAACTCCAATTTCTGTAGCATTTGTGAATCTGGTTGAGCGAACCATGCGGCCCCCTTGCCGTAACCATTTAGGTCCATCGACGTATGTCGAGCAATAGGAATTGGCCACTCTTCAAAGCCACCATGATACAGCACTTCATCGTTATTGCTACCATCTACCCAGTATATAGACGAATACGGCATATTGCGACGTCCCAACTTATCCTTACGGTCACTGTTAGGCTCAACTAACCAATTGACTGTGAATGATTGTTGCAAGCCATTTCCATTGTCGTAAATATTCTTAATATTATCCGGGCAATTTTCATATCCGAACTGTTCGACAATCTGATCTACTGTCATTTTGTATTTACGACCAAAGACATTTACGGTTTCCTTGCTGTTAGTGCTAATGGCATAGGTCCCAATCGGATACGATGTGAAACGAACACCAGATTCGGAGTCAGCAAATATTCCCATAGGTGCTTGCCCTATGGTTAACTCTATATAGACTTGATGGACTACGCTGTAGAAATTGGATTTAGCAAGAACCGCATACAAAATCTCTTCGCGTTCATCCAATAGCTCAGCAACTTGGCTATTAGCAGCTACGTCGATATTCTCCATGGTCAATTTAAACCATTTACGACTTGGGGGCGTTAAGCCGCTCATAACGCCACTGGCGAATATTTGGCAACTTTCCCAAGCTACAGGATTTAGAATTTTACCATTGTAAGGTTCAGACTGGTCCTCTTCACCATCAAATTGACCAATAAACGGCAACTGATAGTCACGCAACTGCTTCCACTTATTAATGTATCGTTGCTGCGCATTAAATAGCTGAGAGAATTTCTTTCTCAACTTCGTATAATCACGTCTAACAGGCTTAACACCGTCCGTAGGTTGTCTAGCCAGTATTGATTCCATTCCCGCCATGCTATCCCCCTAAAATTGATTTCTGACCGTTTGTAGACGGTCCTAAGATAGTAGATTCAAATCCACGTTTGAATTTGCGTTTAGTTTCTGCCATTTCCTCACCAGTTTGATTACTCATATTCGTTTGAACAGTTGGAGCGGGAGCAGGTGGTGTATAGTTAGCAGATGCACCTTTCATACACATATCAATCCCTCACTTTCTACAATTAAAAAGGATTGTAACTTGTATTAGCTACAATCCTATTGCCTGTTTCGCTTTTTTTAACGACCCGCGCAGCAAAGGTCAAGGCTAGAGCATCACCTTTATTCGGAGACGGTAACCCTCTGTCTTTCATATCTTTTTTACTTTCAAGCTGAATGCGGCCATTCTTATCGATGATTGCTTCAGGTCCTACAATGTCATCATATAGGGCTTGGTCATTCGGCGGAATAGAACCGCCTTCACGGAGCCATTCTTTCATCTGACCCCACATGTAAGCCCTCATATTGAGATATACAGGGTCATTACTCTTGCCGCCAAACTCAATTAACCGCCATTTGCGCCCTAACTGTTTACCAATGGAGTATATCCCTGTGCCATACCCCATATCAATGAATACGGCATCAGCTTTGTATTCATCCTCAAACTGAGCAATCAGTTGAGCCATGCGCCAGTCATCATCATTCTTAGGAATTGAGGCCAGCGACTTCATATAGTAGCCTTGACGCATTACTATTTCTAAGGAATCCGAACCAGTCCATGCAGGATCCACACCAATGATTACCGGCAGATGTTCAAATGCTCCCGGTTTGTAAGATTGCTTTTGCGCTTTGTCAGCAATTTCAGTAGAAATAAACTGCAAATCTGATGCGGAAGGAAACACGCCACGAACACGAACTTTAAAAAAGTCAGAATCCTCACCGTAAGCGTCTAACCATTCTTCAATCTTAGCTTTGTTAGATATCTTAACGGTTCTACTATCAATCTGATATGTATTCCAGAACTTTCTATACTTCCTAAAACATTCACGGAACCGTCCGCTATTACGAGTAGGGTTACCAAATGCACACCAAATTATTTCAGTGTTAGCATCTGTAAGAGCCCCTTCAGTTACTTCCCAAATCACATCATCAATCGCCGACGCTTCATCAAACAAAACCAATATTCGATTGCCTTGATTGTGAAGACCCGCAAATGATTCAGGGGAATTCTTACTCCAAGGAATGGCATCAATACGCCATGTCTTTTCGTAGTCTTTATTGCTACTGAATATAGCTGTGGCTGTATATGTGAATAAATCTTTGGCAATGAACATATTGTGCCATTTGCTAAGTTCTGGCCATGTCTTAGTTCGCAATTGCCCTTCTGTATTAGCCGTAACTACACCACGAGTATTCTCATGAGTAGATATCGCAAAATGAATAAGCCATGATATCAGTGCTGATTTACCGATACCATGGCCAGATGCTACCGCCTCTTGAATAGCGGTTTGTAGGTCTTTGCCCTTCTTTAATTGTTCACCGATATCTTTTAAGATTTGTATTTGCCATTCATCAGGCCCTTCCATATCTTCCAATGGCGTCCCCGGCTCTCCCCACGGATAGGCAAAATATACAAACGCTAACGGATCATGTGTAAGAGCGCCTAACGCTTCTATTAACTCATCATGTTTTTCCATTAGCTCTCTCCCGTGCAGCTTTCAATTTATCCATAGCAGATACCGTAAGCTCACCTTTGACATCGATATTTTTAGTATCTCTCCATTTCTCAGGATTACGGTTCTTAAGCCAGAATATTTGAGCCGTAACATCTGGAGGTTGCTGTTTCTTTACAACTTTAACGAGTTTCCCATTCTCGTATGTTTTCTCTTCATATTCGTAGCCTATAGCACGTTTATGCAATGCGTTTTCAACTTCAAGGTCAATAACTTCTTTCCCTCTTTTAAGGGACTGCAGAAACTGCGGCGAACTCTTTTTCCAGTCATATAAAGTTCTAATCGAAATCCCTATATTTTTTGCTATTTGCTCATCAGTAAGGCCATCACGAGCCCAACCTTCTGCACGCAATAAATTATCTGGGTCAGTTAGCCAGTTTTTTCTATTTACTCGCAATGGATCATCACCTCACTTTAATGTATTACCGCCCTTGCGAATCATCTTCCCATTTTTCCTTACACATAATCCGCATGAATTTCTACTAGCACTTGAATGCGTAATATAGGATTGACATAAGCCATCATAAAATATTTCATTGGCCGTACATATTCCATTTTTATTATTCAAGCATTTGTGCTTGATGCAGTGTATTTGTGTCATAATTTTTTGTAACAAAAAAGGCACATCAATTAAGATGCGCCTTTTTGCGTTTGGTACTCTAAATGCTTAGGAGATGAACTCATGTTCTTCCACTTACAATATATCATAGATATAGGGGGCTTAAAAGGTCGGAATTAGCCGATTTAAGCCGATTTAAAGCGGAGTTTATAACCTAATTCAATAAGAGCCAAATTCTTATATTCTTTTCCTTGAGATTCACCATAACCAACAAATGCGTAAGCCCCTTTAGCAGACATACCATTGATATATTGTTGCATGAGGATAATAGATCCAACTGTATTGGTTAACGAATCTATCATATGACAAGCATCATCACGTTTGGTAAGTAGTTCATGGATTTGACGTTTGTATCTCATTTCCATATCAAGTAGCCGGTTAATATCATCTTCAATACCAGATGGTTCACCCCCATCTACTCGTTCTTTACCATAATTTACGGCACGTAATGACGTGATATCGTTTTTAATGCGTTGGATATTACGCTTTAACGACTTAATCCTCAATGCTGCCTTACTTGCCTCATGTAGATACTCATATGCCAGTTCACGATATTCTTTTTTGCTAAGTTCTACCATAGGACCACCACACAGACAATATTTAAAACAAACAGGATGCTACATATTACCATATCCCGTATTTGTGATCTAATAATTTTCTGCAATTGCATTCTATATGCATCAGAAACCATAAAATGTTTTAATGCAGCAGCTTCACGATAAGAGTAATAGGACATTTTAAAAATAACCACAAGATAAATCGCCAGTAGAATGTTTATAATGACCATTTCATTCATGGGTATCACCTTCTGACTTCATACAAGCTTTCAATGTATCAGATATTGCATCTTGTTTTATTTCATCTTGTACGGCATCCCACATTAATTTATTTTTATTTTCATATATACGGAAATACTCAGCTAAAACATGGCGTTTTATGTTATACACAAATTCTTCTAAAGGTATCTTTGAATGTTGAATTCCTATTAAATCTACCCTGTGTCCAATGTGAATACTACCAATTTCATATTCGATTAAAAAACTATTAAAATCATATGTAACTTTAGGCATATAAACATCATCAATATTAACAATGGTTAACGCACCGGATAAAAGTTTAATAGCATTATCTATTCCTTCTTCAAATAACGTACTATAAAGTCTCATACTCACCTCTTATGATAGGGCGGATATTTCACCGCCCATATTCTAATCATCAACCAACATTGAATAATATGTGTTTAAACATGATAAGTGTCATTCCGATTAATAATGTAAAAATCCAAACAATCATACATATCATCAACACATTAAAAAAGCCATCTTTTTTACACATTATTTACCGCCCATACATTATTTAATCAAAAATACTAACATCACCAATAAATAAATCAATAGCAAAATACTCATAGCTATTAATCCAATAATGGCACCACATAGATCAATTTTTTGTTGTAGTCTTATTTTTTCGCTTTCACGTATAATCCTATACATTTTTTTGCCTTTTTCTTATGTCACATATTGCTTTTTCATATAAACGGCCAATTTCTTTCGTTACATCGCTAACAAATCTAGCCAATGAATTTGAATCAGATAATCCACGTTCAACAGTCAGGCATATTGGTTCCTGATACTCAAATATTGCCACTTTTGTTTTATAGGAAAATCTTATGTTCCTTTTATGGATACAAATTTCAGGAATAACATCTTCGCTGCCCAAAGGCATTTTAAATAATTTTGCGATTGCTTCACGTCGTTTTTCTTCAAAATCCTTTGCGATTATGTTTTTAATAACAGTTTCACATTCATCAAATGAATAATTGTTAAAATTCTGTCCAAACTTATTCATATTTATTTATCCTTTTGATATTCAAATATAATTTCTGTTTTAGGTGCATTAATCATCATGATTACACTATGATTTGCTGGCGATTTAACATTCGTTTACCCACAGCAATTTTGCAAAATATATGAAACGCTCATAATGTGAGAATAATTCTTTACAATAACTGGCATTTCTTCAATAAATTTAGAAAATTGTTCGTCACTTAGGCCTTGCATGAATTTTCTTTGCTTTTTTTCAAATTCATTTCTCGCCTTGCGTGCCTCGTTTATTGTTTTATACGAACCATAGCGTCCTACGTTATCACTACCATTGCATTCTATTAATACTACCGTATACATTTATTTACTCCCCATTAATTGTTCTTTCCATTCGTTTATTGTAAATACTGGTATTCCCATTTTTACAGCATGACCGCACTCTCCTTGACAACCTCTGCTCATTTCCCAGCCGTCGCAAAGCACTAGCACATCGCAATGACTCAATAAGCCTAAGCAAATATCAAGCCCTCGCTGGTACTCATCGCCAGTAAGATACATGAACCCATAATTATGAATAGGAGAAATATAGTCATGGCTGGTATCATTTAAAATCAAATCCCCCATGACCACATCAATCTTTTTACGATTGCTTTCCTTGCCCCCATAAGGATGAGCAACATATACTAATTTTTTCTTCATAGCATCAACCTTTCAACGTTTCAATATGTACCCAAATCCCTGTAACTGGATTCCAATACTTTTCTGTAATTTCACTACAGACTTGAGCATCATCATTCCAGTAATTTAACTTGGTCATACAGTCCTTAAATAACTTAATGAGATTATCTGTATCTGGCCGAGTAGTTTTCCAGTGTGGCGTTTTACAATTAGCTTTACCGAAACACCACTTGGTAACCAATCGAATAGGTCCCTCTAATGGTTCATTAGGAACATGATCAGCTAAACCATCTAAGAATATTTGCTTAGCTTGTTTTAGCTTATCGGATTCATAAAAGATAGGCTTACCATGTTGTGTATTCACCTGCTTAGTTTGATGTGTAACAGTAGGAACCTTTTTAAGAGGAATGAAAAATTCAATAATCAATAACCAATCCTCCTTTATTGAGAATTTAATTGATAATAACCAATACAATTTTCAAAGCCCTTTTGTAATGTAGGGTTCAACCTAAGGGGAAGAGGTAAGAAAAGGATGATTTTAGAAATCCTTTTCCTTACCCCCTTAGCTTGAATCCACCTTACATTGGGACACAAACAATAACAACATACACTTATATATATAAGAGCGTTTGTTGTTATTATTGTTAACCTAAATATAATTTTATAGATTAACAATCTTCCGGTTTAAACAACTCTCCTTTATCAACATTTAAGATTGGTGTTTCTCTTAAATATCGACGAATAGTCATTTCGCTAACTTCCATAATTTCGGCCACCCGTTTAATATCTGCTCTGCCGTTAAACCCATTTTCTGCAGCAGCAATATTAAAGGCATCGACCAATTGCTCTTTTTTCTTTTCTTTAGCAGCTTTTTTGCGTTTATTTATAACATTAGCGCCTTTTTGTTGCGGACTATCAAATTGAGCCATTGCAAGGAACCCGTTTGTATCCACCTTATGAATTGGGTATTCAAACCATAAATCCACCGGTTTAAACTTAGGATATTCTCGGAGTGTTCCTTCCATTCGCCATGCAGTACATTGGCTAGTATCAATAGGAGCATCTTGGAGTTTATCCTCGTTCATGTTCTCGAGTTCAAGTTCGAGTAAGTCAAGTAATGCATCTGGATCACGAGCGAATACACCGGAGCCGGATGCACGGTCCATAGACCGCTTACCAGTTTGGCTGCCTTTGGAATGGTGATGACAATAAATGACTGCGCATTTAAGTTCAGTACAAACCTTGTCAAACTGATTGCAGAAATTTGCCATTTGATCAGCACTATTTTCATCACCAGTGATTACCTTATAAATAGGGTCAATAATGATGGCCTTGTAGTTACGCTTTTGAGCTCTGCGAATAAGTTTAGGAGCCAACTGGTCCATTGGTAATGACTTACCACGTAAATTCCATATGGATATGTTTCCAATGTTTGTTGGTGACTGTTCAAGGGCCTCGTATACATCCTTAAATCTATGCAAGCATGACGCTCTATCAAGTTCTAAATTGACATATAGAACTTTACCTTGTGTACAGTCAAATCCAAACCACGGCTTACCTTCAGCAATGGAAATGCACAATTGAATTAACGCAAATGATTTACCCGCTTTAGATGGTCCAGCAATGAGCATCTTATGTCCTTCACGAAGAATCCCTTCAATTAATGGCGGTGCTAGGTCTGGCATGTTATCCCATAATGCGTCAAGTTCTTCTGGTTCCGGTAAGTCATCATTAACGGATGCGATCCATTCTTCCCATTCCTTATAATTTTCTTTCCCAATGTTGGTTGCCATAAGAAATTGGGGTTTACCGTCACGCATAACACCCGGCATTCTAGATAGTCGACTAGGATTACGATTCTTTTTATCTGGTTTAAAACCATTCTTTTGAGCAATGGAATATATAAAGTCAACACGCTTTCTGTATTCCTCATAGGAGTAAGCATCAACTTTAACGATGGCATGAATGGATTTACCACCACTAAATACCATGGCTGCAATTGGTAATTCTAATTGTTCAAGAATAGCTTTTTGCTTTCCGAGCGACATATTGTCAGATTCCAAGAGCATATACCGAAATGCAGTTACATTATCATTTTTAACACCTTTACCATCAATTGGATTAAACCGAATCCATGCGCCTATTTCTTTGTTAAAGCTGCCAAACACATTTTCTAATTGTGTCGTACCGTTAATACCATCTATGATTTGTTGTACCGTGCGGCTATAATTTCCCATCGTAGGGGACTGTTTCCCGTCTGGTAAGGAGAATGTATTAACTACATATCCAACGTACTCCTCTGGCTCAAATAACGTAGTCAGATATGTAACAATATCTTGTTTACGTTGCTCTAAAGGATAAGATTTAGGAATATGAACATCAGATTCTTCAATCCAGTTCTTGTCAACAACTTGGTATTGTTCCGAAGTTGTGGCCAATACCATGGAATCAAAACTTAATGCCTCATTATTTTCAAGCTTACGTTTAGATGTCCATCCGTTTTCTTTTGCCATTTGAGTGATCGTGGCCCCGGTAACGAGTTTTCCAGTATACCGACCAAATGATTCCCATTTAGCAGCACATTCACCTTCATGGAATCGTTCTGTATCATCTGCAGACCATTCTTCCCATATAAACATAGGATAGCCCTCTTGATGGAGAGCAAGTCCTACGTTTAACCATTCCTCATAGGAGCATTGGGCAGGGTCTATATATTCGAGTAATTCTCGTAAATCAATTTTGCTTTCCATGTTTACTCCTTACCATTGAGGAATGAATTCTTCTACAGGTGGCTTGTATGTAGCAGGCACTACACCTTTAGGAATGCGCCAACCACTAGCACTAATACGACTAATCATCTTAGATGCTTGATTATTACTCCATGTTCCTACATTCTTAAATCCTTTGTTTTCAAGGAATCTAATTTGTTTAGGCGTAGACAAGCCTTCTTCACGACGTTTTTGTAATCTATCAATGAGCATAGATGCTTTGCCAGCATCTTCAATGTTGTCACCATTAATCCCAAATTGCTCAAGTGTTTTCTTTTGACTATCCGTAATCGCACTCATTTGCCAACCAAAGGCTGGAACATAATGGGTAAGGTCTTCAGCTTGGATAGAAAACTCGAATTGCAACGGATCAACAAGTTGCGCTTTTTTCTTACGCATAGCAGCAAGTTCTTTTGCAAGTGCTTCTTCACGTTGAGCCAATACATCAGATTCTGCATCCCTTTCGCATTCTTCAAGGTCCATTCCTTTTTCTTCAAGAATTTCCGTCATACGTTTGGCCACATCATCTGACTTAGCGATTAAATGAGCCGGTCTACACAATTCGTGACGCTCCACATGCCATAGAAAATCTAAAATTAATAGATGATCTTTACCCGGTGAAAGACGTGTACCACGTCCTATCATTTGGCAATACAAGGCACGAGATTTGGTAGGACGTAATACAATAACACAATCAACGCTTGGACAATCCCATCCTTCCGTGAGCAGCATTGAATTACAAAGTACATTATATTTACCTTCAGCAAATGCTTGTGTAATTTCTGTACGGTCTTGGCTTTTGCCATTTACTTCTGCTGCTTTAAATCCTCGCTCATTAAGAATTTCACAGAATCGTTGACTGGTAGCAATTAATGGTAAGAATACGACGATTTTTCTATCTCTGTATTCCATTAATTTATTGGCTATTTCCTCTAAATAAGGCTCTAATACCCTACCAATATCACCTACGGCAAAATCGCCAGTTGAAATCTTAACCGATGAGATATCTAGTGTTAGTGGTAATGTTTGTACTTTAATCTTAGACAAGAACCCCTCTTGAATAGCTTTAGGTAAGGTGTACTCGAATGCTAAACTTTCAAATACACGTCCTAAATTTTTCATATCTGAGCGATCTGGTGTAGCTGTTACACCTAAGACTTTGGCTTGGTTAAAGTAATTTAATATAGCCTGATAACTGCTAGATACAGCATGATGTGCTTCGTCAATGATAATGACATCGAAGTACGTTTTACTGAACATTGACAATCGTTTGTCTTTGCATAATGTTTGAACAGAACCGACTATGATGCGGTCCCATTGTCCAAGACATGTATGTTCAGCCTTTTCCATTGCCGTTGTAAGTCCTGACGCACTCATAATTTTGTCAGAAGCTTGCTGCAATAGTTCTTCACGATGCGCAAGGATAAGAACACGCTTACCCCTGCGAACCGCTTCCTCCGCAACTTTGGCAAAACAGATTGTTTTGCCTGTGCCAGTCGGAAGAACCAACAATGTTTTATTAACCGTTTCCCATTCATGCCATATCGAGTCTACAGCTTGTTGTTGATACGGTCTAAGTTCCATTAGAATGCACCGTATCCATTTGCTTGAGCATTAGGGTTTGCAAAGCATTTTTTAATTTCGTTACGAACGCCATTATTGCCATCATTTTTTACATAGCCTTGTTGTGATAATTCGCACATAGCAGATTTGCCAATTAATTGTTCAGGGTCAGGATTGTAGTTTTCACCTTTTTTAGCAAGACCTACGGCCATAAATAATTCTGTGACCTTCCAAATGGTTGACTTTGTATAAAATAAGTTGTGAATCAATTTTGTTTTGCCTTGATCCCCACCATCAACTTCTAGTGTGATTTGAGCTTGTGGACAAGATGGCAGCTTGCTACCTTCTTTTGGTTCATAGAATTTCTTTTCTACATTAGTAATAACAAATGGATAAGAACCAGCTTCAAGTAACGTATATTCACGTTCTTCCGCCAAAATGGGTTGGTCGAATGAATATACTTCTTCTGCTTTACCGAATGTTTCAAAATTGCTTTGTGCTGTCATAATAATTAATTTCCTTTCTTAATTGCTTCAACAATATTTGGCCAGAATGGGATAATCCATCCATTAACGAATTCTGGATCATAATTTTCAAATGGTGTACCAGCTGGATATTTACCACGAGCGATAACTACTGATTGAACTTGTTCTAATGTGATACCATCTTTAACCATTAAGTCTTTTAATGGTTTAGGAATAGCCGTTTCAACTAATGGTGTTTCGTTTTTGTTGGTATCAATAGCTTCCTGTGGTGGTGTTACAGATTGTGTTGTAGTAACTTCCCCAATTTGTTCCTTGGTAGCATTCATTACTTCTGGAGCATATTCATTATTATCGGCTTGCGCTAATTCTTGTGCTGCAGCAGTTGGTAGAATATCATCAGGAATAACATGAGCGATTTGACTATATTCAAATGGCATCATATCTGGTAATCCATGGCGGTTTTTAGCATCCCACGCAGGATTATGGGTGGCATACATTAACCGTTTACCATTAGTTGCTTTCTTTTTGTTTGTTTGAGTCGTAATGATTTCGTTTTTATAATTGGCAAAAAGTACCATGTCCGCCCATTCTTTAATAAGTGGAGAGGTTTGACTGCCTGTCTTTTTGCCAAGTTTCAATTCAAAGCGATCATATGCGCCTAATTCATCTGGCTGCTCAAATTTCCTAATTTGAGCATGCGCTGTAAGTACTACATTCATACCAGCGTTGATAACTTCATCAAGTAGGTTTAGGAACCGGCCCATTTCCTCACGGACAAATACATATCCGTTACCATATCCAAAGTCTTCAATACCAGATTTATTATGTTTAGCACAGATGTACTCAACACATAACTGTTCCGCCCAGTCAATCGTATCGATGACTAAAGTTCGATAAAAACCCGGCATTGTTGCAAATTCCTTAACAAATGAAATAAGCATTTGCCATGACGTAGGCTTATCTGTACGAGCCACATTTAAATGGTCTGTGCTGCCTTCTGTATCAATAAATACAGGTGATGGAAAGTGGCTGGCAAAAGTTGTTTTACCAATGCCCTCGACACCATACACAATCACCTTTTGCGCTCGTTTTCGTTTACCCGTTGTAATATTCATTAAAATCCACCCCATTCATTTTCAGGTTTAGTTTCATTAACTGGTGCTGCCACATTACTGTACTCTTCACCTTTGATGTGTCCATCTTCAATGATGATGGAGCATTCATCTTGGTTATTAGTAACACGAGTAGCAATGACCTGTAGACCTTCCGATTCAAGCCAAGCCCCAAATTCTTTCATAGTGTCTACATCCATTTGTTCGAGTTTATCCATAAGTACAAATCCACACTTAGGATTTAAAGCTCTAACAATGGCCGTAGCCACTTTGAGTTGTTCAGCACCGGACATGCAATCCCATTGACGATCATTGTAAATAAGGACACCATCTTGAATGGATAATCCTGATAATGGCATTTGTACAGATTCAAGCAGTTTATTTTTATCTTCCCTGATGGTTTCAAGTTCATCAGTTAAGTTGTCATAATCTGCTTTGTAATCAGCGGCTTCCTGTAATGCTCTCGCACGTTCTTGATTAGCACGTACCTTTTGATTAATGGCATCTACATTTTTGATTTGCTCCTCGAGTTCAGCAGTAGATTCATCTTCAAGGTCTTTAGCTGCCGTTGTTGCAATATCATAATCTTCAGCTAATTGAGCTTGCTTAGCTTGAAGTTCTTCCAGTTTCTTTTGCGCTTCATCAACCAAGTTATTTACAGTAACCATTTGAGCTTGAATAGCTGAAACGTTGTTACGTTTCTTTTGGTTCTCTGCATTTTTCAATAAAATGGTTTGTTGTTGTTGGATAAGTTCTGATGCGCTAATCGGTTCGAGTGGCACATCATCATAACCAACTAACTCTTTAGCGTACTTGTCTTTCTGAGTGGCAATTTGACCGATAGAATGACGTTTTGCGTACACCTCTTGGTGTTTACCTTCGAGTTTATTTAATTCGTCTTCTACGCCTAATAATTTCAAAAGTTCATTTGCCTTTTCCTTATCACTCATTTCCATGAACTTAGGAAGGTCTAAGGCTAATTGGCCAATAAACCCATCTAAAATACGTTGACCAGATTTTTTACCTTCTGGATCTACAACTTTTAATGTGCTGCTATTACCACTACGTGTTACCACTAGCCCATTAGATAACTTTACTTCTAATTTAGGTGGGTTGTAGCTTCCATCACGTACCGCACTGGATGGTTCAAATTTTGCACCGCCTAGCGTCCAAGCAATAGCATCTAATATAGATGTTTTCCCTTGTCCATTCTTTCCACCAATAATGGTTAATCCATTAAGGGATGGTTCATATGAAACGGCTTTAACGCGTTTCACGTTTTCCAGTTCGAATGAGTTTATTTTTATAGATTCCTTCATGTATTTGCTCCTTATTCTTGAGTACCAGACAATAATAAGTAATGGGTTAATTCAGATTTAATGGAATCTGTTTCAGATTTGATGGCATCTTTAATGTAACGATTCATAATTGGACAAGATAACTTGAATGATAATTTATCCCCTTCATCTTTAGGTTTAATGATGTCTAATTGCACTTCAACTTTTTGAGTAAATTGGCTTTCATTAAGAATGACCATGTTTACGAAGATAAAGCGAGGCATCTTTAAAGTACCTTCCGCTTCTTTTACTTTGATGCTCATAACATAGTTATTATCATCAGTTCGAGTAAAATCGCCTTCCGTTTGTGTTACGTATTTGAAATTTCTAACAGCAATTAAAAGCTTTTCGTAATCTTCAATTTCAGGTTCATGAATTCGGAGCAAATCAAGCATTTCTTTTTGTGTTAAATTTAGATTAAAAATGGAATTCCATTCTTTAAACTGTTCGCTTTTTTGAAATGCGTATACAATTTTGTCTTGCGTACGATCTGTTACGGTGCAGTCTGTTACTGCTACAACCTTTTTGTCTGAATATGTAATAACAGTCGTTTTAGGGTCGCCTTTAGCTTTTACGCCTTTAACGAATGATTCAGCGCTACTCAGTTCATATCTAAATCCGTTATACTGAAATACGTCATTGGCTTCACCACGACGCAAAATAACTTCACCATTTTCTGTTTGTACATTCAAGTTGATTTTTTCTTCCATTGTGTTAACCTCTCTTTTCAGTAGTTGAATTAAATGTTAGGACTTCTAATTCCGGCTTTTCGTTGACATCAACTTTTACTGTGAAGTCATCCGCATAAGAACCAATAGCACGACGTGAGATAGCTGGTAATGTTGATTTAATATTGTAACCAAGTTCTACAATGGTATCGGTATCTGGAACTCGTAACATTTCAATGTTAATGGTGATTTTAGCTTTCTGACCTTTTGAGATTTTTCGTAATGCATCTTTGTACATTTCCTCAAATTCAGCTTCTAATTTTCCATCACAAATATTAGTTAGATTTAGGATTTGCTGTTTTTCATTCATTTGTTTTCTCCTTTTCAAATGTATTAAGGAACTCATTTAAGAGAGCCATTCCTTTTTGTTTTTCACACATATCTTTTGTGGCTTCTAAAAATGCTACAAATTGCGTAACATTAAGATTTTTATGTCCAAAGTTATGAGCAGCTGAAACCAAAAGTGCTGCAATTTCTAGTTCCCCACCATTAAATTCATCTTTATTTAAGACAAATTCCATATCATGACCGCCATTATCTTTAGGTGTTAATATGATTTCAATTTTCTTTTGCATTTTATTCTCCATGGTATAATTAACTTAGGTATAATTTGCCTACGCCCGCTAGTCTTTCCAATTGCTATTAGCGGGCGTTTTCTTTTTCATATACATCGGCACACACCCAAACAAGTCCGCCTGTAATGATTTGCAATAAGAATTGGACAAACCCAATTTTATCGATTTCTAGGCTTCCCATGGATCCAATAATCCATATGAAAGCCGCCCATTTTAAAGCAGTAATTATCATAATTTCAACTCCCCTCCTACCATAACCAGTAAATCACTGGTTATTTTTCTTATAGTATTTTTAAGTTTTTCGTTTTCTTTAAGTAAGTTATCACGCTCCTTTTCTAACTTCCTGTATTGTAGTGGACTGTATTCGTCTACAATCCCTACAAGAGCATCAACTTCTTTCTTATTAAAGCGGACGCCCGGAAGTCCTTTTACTTCACGTAGGATGCCACGTTCCCTAAGATTGTTGACGCTGCTTTCACTGCATTGAAGCAGTTCTGCAACATCTTTAATTGTATAAACTGCAGGATCCATTATTTTTCATCTTCATAAATAACTTTTGTATGACTACTTACTAAAGGATTCCGTGCATTACGTTCGCTAAGGAATGCTTCATTATCACGAATAATTACTTCACGATAACTTCCATCCTTAGCTGCTTTATTTTTTAAAAGCGCAGTAACTACTTTGATAGGACCTCGTAAGCAATCTTCAAAAGGCTGTTCAAAACTTGCGGATTCTGTTGATTGTTTAGAATCCGGATATTTTTGATCTAATACTTCATATTGTCTGATTAAATCCGGAAGTATCTGCGTTGGTGTAGAGCCATCTGTCATCAAAGTTAATATGTATTTTTTAAGTTCTGTTTTAATTTCGTGCATGATTTTCTCCTTTTAAAAATTATGGGTTCCATACTGGAATTCTTGATTCAATTTTTGCCATTCTATCTGCTTCACGACATTTTTTAATTTTGCCGTGGATAGACTTTCTAAATAATCTGCTTGTATGTCGTTTAGCAAAGTATTCCCTAATAATCTTTCGCCAATATTGTGAATACTCAGCATTACGACCAGCCCACCCAAATACAGTTGGTGTGTTTCCATAGACCTTGTTGGCTACTAATAGATCTTTTTGATTTTGTACTAGCATTACTTCTCCTTTTTAGTTTTTTAATAACGAATCTACAGAAACTTTGAAATAATCTGCGACTTTCTGCAAATTATCAACCGACGGTGAAGAAGTATTCCATCGGCGAATGGTGCTTTTTCCAAACCCCAATTCTTTTTCTAATTGAGCGATATTAGTATTTCGTTCGTTACAAAGATTTTGGATGCGTTCTAATATCATAATTCACCTCTCTTTCTTTATCTGAATATTTTCATTTACAAATAGGTGAAAATATTCTACAATGTAGGCATCAAATATTTTTCCACAAATACAAGCCTATTTTCTGAAAATTTTCAACCTCGATATTATAATATCTGAATATTATCAGAATGTCAATAGGTTTATTTGATTATTTTCAAAAAGAGGTAGACCTATGACAATCAAGGAAAGAATAAGTATTTTGGCTAAGCATCGGAATACTACTCTACAAAAAATTGAAAGTGATTTGAACTTTGGTCGAGGGACCATATCTCGTTGGGATAAATCGTCCCCGAGCGTTGATAAATTACAACAAGTAGCCCAATACCTAAATGTATCTATAGATTATCTGCTAGGAAATGTTATATATGATAATTCTCCTGATCTATACCCATATGTAGAAGAATCAGAAACTTATTATACTGACCCTGAAGTATCTGAATATGCCAATAAACTAAAAAATAACCCCGGCATGCGTATCTTATTTGATGCTGCCGAGGACATGAGTAAGGAAGATATTGATTTTGTAGTTGATTTAATCGGTAAATTAAAGAAACGTGAGGGGAAATAAAATGAATAAGAAACAAATAGCTTTATTTATAATATTAATTATTGCGGTTTTGGCACAAGGAATTTATATTGTTACGCTCACACAAAGAGTTGATACTCTTTCTAATGCTGTTTCTAATATTTCTTTTAATAATGATTCTGATAAGTTATCTAAACGTATAGACGAGGTAGAAAGTAAAATCTCATTTTTTAATGATAATTTGCAAGCTTTGAGCGACGACGTTCAAAATAATTCAACAGATATTGATTCTATAAATCTAAAACTATCTGATATTGTTTATAAAATTAATAGTTTAGCTAGTGATGTAAGATTATATATATTGTCACGATAACTAATTCTATCAAGGGGAGGGGTATAGTTATGTCTATTAATTTGGTTTATACGCAATTAAAGAAAACGCAAACAGCAGTAGTATGTCTAAATGATGATGGCAGTCATACTATCTTTGTAAATTTAAATAAGCCATTAGATGCTCAACGAGTTAGTGTACTACACGAATTAGGACATATTAAACACGATGACTTTCATTCTAAGGAACATATCAATTTAATAGAACGGATCGCTCATGATAGAGAATTAGATGAAGATATAGATGAGGAATTCTTTTATCACGTGGTTAATAGCAAGGACGTGTAACTATGCAATGCAATATGACGGTTCGCAAAAAAGATGGCAATTACCAAATAATTGTCAGCTATAAAGACGGTATAAAATGGAGGCAAAAATCCAAACAGGGTTTTGCTACTCAAAGAGAAGCAAAACTTTATGGGCAAAAAATTATTGAGGAATTAAAAAAGACTGTCAGCAATCCTCTTGATGACAGTCTAAAAGATATAACACTTATTCAGTTTTATCAGATTTACATTCGGGAAAAGATTAATATATCCGCCAATTCAGTACTGATCTACAATAATATTATGGAGAAATATTGTGAGCCCTTACATGACAGAAGAATGCGTGATATTACCCATTCCGATATTTTTACATTAATTTCTAATTTGTCAAAATCAGCGGCAAGTAAAAATTTGTGTATTGTATTACTACGTGCCGTTTTTAATTATGCTATCAATCCATATCGGTTAATTCGCAATAATCCATGTGCCGCCATTAAGAGATATCGTAAACAAAGTACACGATCAATTACAACAATTCCAATAGAAGATATGGACATGCTTTTACATAATATTGAACATAGTCACCCAACGTATTATTTGTTATGCAATATAGCAAGATATACAGGTGCGAGGTATGGTGAGATTATAGCATTACAATGGTCTGATATAGACTTTGACAATAATACTATATCGATTTCTAAGCAATGGGCACAATGTGAACGTAATAAATATGGCTTTAAATTACCAAAAAGTAAAAATAGTATTCGTATAATTCCTATTCCGCCTATACTTTCTAATTTATTAAAACAGCATCAATGTAACGGATCGGATAGATTATTTCCATTTCGCACTAGTCGAAGCAGTCAATTAAATGAACTGATTCAACGGTTCCTTCCCGGAAAATCAATCCATATGTTTAGACATACATACGCTACTACATTATTAGGCAATAATGTAGACATACAGACTGTTGCCAGTTTACTTGGAGATAATATAAATACAGTTATTAAAACATATATCCATTTTTCAGATGAAATGAGAAAAAATGCTGCGGATAACGTGGCAAATATTTTTGGTTAATTATTTTTGACGATTATATGACGAAAATCTATAGAGCCCTATTTATCAATGTATTCTATAGCTTTATTTTATAATATATGTATTATACCATTAAAAGAGACTAAATATAATAGAAATAATAGCAC